GCCGTTAGATAACGGCAAAAAGAAATTGGCTGCCGAAAAAATCTCAGCGTTGTTGCCTTGAATCTGAATCAGTGACGCAGAGTTGGCTACGGCAGTGCCATTAATAGCAGGCCAAATGTACAGTCGCCCCGTACCGCCCGAAGTCTTGTCCACTTGAATAGAAAACTGGACGTTGTAGATAGCAGGCCGAGTGACTTTAATCTTGCTGCTGTCGCCGGGGTCACGGTAAACGCCATACGCAGGGTCAGCGTTGTTGTACGTGATGGCATAGGCCGTGTTGATGACAGTAGCCGCTTGAGTCTGTGTTGAGTAAAACGACCCATAATTGATAAGGCCCGGCTCAAACCGAGGTGGTCCTTTTTGCAGATCGTCTATCTGGCCTTTTACAACCGCCATTTCGTCCTCGACGTTAGCCGCCAGCGAAGGCGTTAACTCAAGGTCAGCAATGGTGGTTTGCGTAGTGCCGCCACCCGTCAACTGAAACTGGTTGTTGAGAAAGCGAAACCACTCACGCGAAATCTGGCCGGTGCGCTCGTCGATAAACGGCACACGCGGGGCAGGAATTTGCGTGATGTTTTGCGTCACGATGCCGTACCGCTAATCTGCAGCTCAGCGCCCATGATGGCGATTTTCACCGGATCGGTACCGCTGATCTCGTACACGCGATCGCGCAGTTTGGTCGTCATGCCAAGGCGACGGAAGATAGCGCGAGTGCCGTATTGACCGACGCGGCCCATCGAGGTGGCACGTTCGCCGTTCCAGGTATGGCCGCCGTCATCTGACCAGCGCAGCAACAGTTGCGGGTTAGCGCCAGCCACCGGGTTAAAGTCTAGGATGATTTCCTTGCCGTCTTCTGTTTCCAAAATGGCGAGGTCTTCGGCACCCAGATAGTAAATGTCACCAAACGCCCAGCCCTGCTGGCCAACGCCCGTTTCGCAGTCGATCTGCAGGCCGTGCTGCGCGGTGCGCGTTAGGTTGTTGGCGCCGGTGGGCAGCGCGCGCCAAGTGCGCAGCCACTTCTGCACAGCCCCGGCGTCTGAGTACACATCGAGATTAAACGTGTAGATACGCCCGTTCTCGTAATCGCCAATCACCGTATCGTTGCCAAAACGGACATGGCAGTTACCACGGTGCCGCTTGAAGTCGCCGTTACGGAACGCAGCGCGTTCGTGCCACGCGCCGGTAGACGCGTCGTACACCCACGTTGTGTCGGCGTTTGTAAAGTTCAGCACATAGAACGTGTGGCCGTCCTGCTGGTACGTGTACGCTACGGCGTCGCTTAAATCGGTGTACTGCTGAATGGCGTACTCGACGGCATGCGTTGACACGCGCACGGCCTGGTAGCCCTCTGCGCGGTACACGATGCCTTGGCCTCGAGCGTCAGCGCCAAGCCAAAACACCGAGTTGTCCATCTTGGCAACCGAGTACGGTGCAATACATCCGACTTCGTTGTACGCGCCTTGGATGCGCGTGAGCGGGAACAGCGGGTCGCCCGAGTTGTACCAAACCTCAACGCTGTTTGTGCCAAATAGCCACGCCTCGCGGTGGTCGATGATGAGCGACACCAAGCCGTCAGGCGAGCCTTCGGCGCTGGCAAAGTCAAGCGGATCCACCGACAGGCCATCGAGCAGCTGCGTCACCCACACTCGCTGGGAGTTGGGTTCGTTGAACACAAAGTAGCCGTCGAGATAGCCAACCGTCACCGCGCCGGGAAAATCAGGGTCAGTGATCTGCTGGAAGACTTCGGTTTCAGTGTTGTAAATGTAGCCGTCTGGGTTGGCCGCGATAAAAATTTGCGTGCCGTTGTCGGCCATGGACACCGGGCCGGTACCGCTAACAGTGCCGATATAATCGACGCCGTTATCCTCAAGCAACAAACTGCCGCCATCCTCGAGCAGCAGCGCACCGCCTGTCTCTAGCAGCACTTCAGCAAACTGGCTGTAGTCTGCATCGAGCTGATACATTTTGTTGCCCGAGATGACGTACAGGTAGCCTGCCAGCGTATACAGCCCGCGAATTGGCCCATCGCCAATATCGTTTTTGAGCGTTAGGCCAGGGCAGCGCTGCAGATACGCGGGCTCTTTGCCGCCTTCCGGAATCACCTCCGGATAAATATTCACCATCCGGCTGTCGGCTGCGTTGACCGACCGGATGACATACGACGACCCGAGGATCGGCGTCTTCATTAGAAGTTGCCCGTGAAGATGTTAAAGCGCGGACGGTTGACGAGCAGCGCTGCTGGCATGGCCATCACGTCATCCGGGTTGTTGATGCGCTTCAAGTTGCGCTTGCTGTACATCGCAATCCGCTGCACTTGCGGCGAAGGCTCGACACCAAACTCCGGCGCCAGCTCGCAGGCTAAGTTGTATCGAAACGCGCGCAAGTAACCGGGCGGGAACGTCAAATCGGTATCAAGCGCTGCTGGCGCAGACAAAGGGCGCACCGATACAAAATGGAATTCCAGCACCTTAGTTGGTACCGGATAAATATAAATCTCCACGTCCGGGTAGGTCATGTTGACCCACATCAACTGCGGATACGTGGACGTTACGGTCTTAACGGCAATGTTGTTGTATTGCTCGTTATTAATCAGTTTGATGCCATACGACACGTTGGTCGAGGCGTCGCGGAAGTAAGTGGCGTCGTCCATCAGGATAGGCCGCTCGGCCACAAACGTGCCGGTCGGGCCCATCGTAATAGTGCGAACGTTAGGGAGCCAGTTGTATATCTGGTCAATGGTGGAAAACACGGACAGACGTTCCGTGTTCCACGAATCAATCATTTGGTTCAGCGCCGTAAGAGCGTCTTGCGATGTGGCAGCTGAAGGCACTTCACCTTCCGCCAACATTCCGATCAGACGCAGCGCACCGTTGATCTGATCTGCAGCGGTGGTGGCCATTAACTACTCCTTACGGCGGCGGCGCGTTCTCAACGCGTTAGGGGCAGAAGTCTCCGACGCCGCCATTTCTGACGACGCCGGAGATTCTGAATCATCACAATCGGATGGGTCAAATTCTTCCCATCCATGCTCCATATCTTCCCTCGCTTCCAGCCAGGAAATCGCAACTTTTTGCCCGTGCTTGGGGTGGCGAAGATAGATATTCGGCATATTACGAGGCCAAGAGCGGCAGGCTGTACCACTGGGTTGCGCTGTAAGCCACCAGCATCGTCGCGGTGTTTGCCGCGATGTTGTAGGAAGCGTTAGCGGACAAGGCGTTAACGATTGCGCCCGAAGCCGGGTAAATCTTCAGAATGGAGCCAGCGCCATTCTTAACGATTACAACCTGGCCCGGTTCGGCAACCGGAAGAATCACACCCTTCGTACCGTCAGCGCCCGTGACCAGCGTAAACGCCGAGCCAAGAGCCGCAGCGTCGGTCTGGGCAGAGCCAGTCGCCGCAACGGTCGAAACACCCAAGAAAAGACTGCTCAACTGCGGGTCTGCGTAGGCAACACCAACTGCCTGTGTATTAGGCATATCAATACCCCTTTAGGTTATGCCCCCGGTAGTGTGACCTACCGGGGGCGTTGCCGTCATTAGATGCGGTAGACAGTCCAAGTGCCCGAGCCGGTCTTGCGGCAACGGAAGTGGCCCGACGTTCCCGCCGAGACCGCACCCGCGCCGACCAACGTCCAACCCGTGCCGACAGCCACCGTGATGGCATCAGCGCCACCGTCGATGTTGACGACAAAGAAGTCGAACGCCGAGTCAACCTTTTCGCTCATCGACGGATAAGCAGCCTCAAGGAGAGCCACCGTCGGGAGCGTCAAGTTGCCGGCCGTACCGTCAAACGTGAAAAGGCCATTGACCAACTGAGCAGCGGTCGCCGTAGCGGCAGCCGTCAGCGCGGTCGGGGCGCTTTGCGTGAAAAACAGCGGCTCGCCAAGATTGCCATCGCCAACCTGATAACCGCCTGAACCATTAGGAAGTGCCATTTTTTAGTTACTCCAAAAAGATAGGTTAATCATTAGCCCCAGAGGCGGACAGCCATCTGCGGACGGATCACCGAGTAGCCATACAGCACGTCGATACGGCACGGCATACGGTCGTTGTTAATGTCGTACTGACGAACAACGCGCATGGAGATGCCGTTGTG